CGGCACGGCACGCGGCACAAAGAAGCCGCAGGCGGGCGAATGGTGAAAACGCTTGTAGGCATCGTAAGGGCAGCGCAGCATAAAGTAGCGGCCTTCGGTGTCGCGGTTTATGTCGCTATAATCAGGCGCGGCCAGTTGGCATTCGTTGCAGTGGCGCGTCTGCGCGGTTTCGATTTTTGTTTTTTGAGTTCGTATTTTCATAAGGCATTAAAATTCAAGTGGTAAGTCTTGCTGTTCGTTTTCGCTGTAACTGTTAATATCGATATTGAACATCGTTTTAACGGCTTCGTAGTCGAAGGCCATTGCACGGTCTTGCTGTGCTATTGCCACGCGCTCTGTGCTGGTTCCTGTGCTTTTGGTGGTCGATTGCTCGACGCCTTTTACTATCATCTTAAAACGCATCGACGCTTTGGTGCCCAAATATTCTTTTGATTGCTCCAGATAGTATTTGAGCGATTGGCGCGGCAGGCACGTTTCGCCCAGGCTTCTGTATTGCTTTGCGTAGAGTTGGAAAACTCGCGACGGGCGCAAATACAGAATAAGGCGCGGCGTTTGGTATTCCTGGTCCACAAGGTTTGTTTTGAGCACCTTTTCGGGCGCAATGCGAAAATCGCAGTCGAGCACCATTTCGCCCTGTTGTACCAATACTTGCACGCATTCCCAGAAGTTGGCCAATTCGTTGCTGGTAAAACAGTTGCTTTGCTGTTCAATCATATAATCGTAACACAAATTGAAAACGTGCTCGTAACTGTAAGGCAGCGTTAAATATTTGCTAATTATCTTATACACAACCAAAAGCACCTTGTAATTGCCTAAAATGCGGTCTTCGATAACCGTTTTGCCCAGGCGGTCGTTGAGTTGGTCGGAAACAACGGCCAACTGGCTGGCAATTTCGCGTTCAACCTGCGGGCGGTAGTTCAACAGTTGCAGCGTAATGTGGCTAAAGCCTTTGCGTTGCAGTTCGGCCAGTTCGTTAAAGTTCTTTTTGGCTTCGGCTGTAAAGGTTGTTTCCGAGAAACGCAGGAAAACAAAACGGCTAAACAGCGCAATATCGGCGGTTGCCATTTCCTGGCCGCTCAATATAAGTGCGCAGTCCACAAGGGTGCTTTCAACTTGTTTGTCGCGGTCCAGGCTCATACGGCTGCGGCCCGTGTTGTCCCAAACGCCCTTTAACGATTCGCGAATGCGTGTATCTAAATCGTTTCTAAACTCGTCGAAGTGCACTATTGCGTTCGATACTTGCGCCAGGTTGTTGGCAATGGCGGCTATTGTGGTATTGTTCAAGTTCAACGGCAGGTCTTTGAGTTGGAAAAAACGCTTAAGCGATACGGCTAATTCGGTTTTGCCGCTGCCTTTTGGGCCGAACAAGTTTAAAATCGGAAAATGTAGGCTTGTGTTGTGCAGCACAACATCTTTAAACAGCGAAGCAATGTAGAATGCCAGGCCGATAATGCCATTTGAGCCGTATACGGTGCCGATTCGGGTAAAGGCTTCTGTCAGTGTGCAGTTGTTATATCCGAAGTGGCTAAAGTTCTTTTCGAACTCAAACAGCGTGCGGTCGCTGGCGTAAATCATCGATTTTGAAGGCAGATAGTAGTTGTTGCCGTTGTCGAGCCTGACAATGCCCAGGTCGTCGGCTTCGCAAAACTGGCCGTCTTTGTAAAGGCCGTTGCCGAAAGCAAAAAAGCCGTCGCGGTTCCAGCCTAACTGTTTGATTTCGACAGCCGTCTCCGTCTGTTCGTAAAGGTAGGTTTTGAGTTTCGTTAGTTGCTCGTCTTTAACCTGCCAAATGAAGTTGCCCAAGCCCTCCACTTTTTGTTTAAACTTCTGAAGGCTAACAAGGTCTTCGGCTTTCAGTTCAACAATTTCGGTTTGTTTGCCGTTGGTTATCGAAAACAAACGCTTCGGAAAAACCACGTCTTTTATATGAAAAAGCGGCTCAAGCGTAAAGTTGCTCCATTGTTTCGGTTTGCCGTTTTCGCCTGCGCTTATATAGCCATTATTCTCAACCCAGAAGCCGTAAGTTTCGTAAAGGTCCAATTCGCCTTTGCCGCGCCTTACGTTGCGGTGCTCAAGGCGGTCGGCCAGTGCGTTAAGGTAGGCCTTGCGCAGCATCGCTTTCGCGCCCTTTATGCCCGACAGCGTGGCCACTTTGTCAACCCACAAATTTGCCCGTGTTTCGTCGTCAATAAGGGCAATAACGCTGGCAATTTCGTTAACAAACTTTGTGTTTTCGTCAACGGTTACGCCTTCGCCTTTTGGCTGTATGTGGTTAAGATACCACATTATAAAGTCCTGTTGTTGTAGCCCTTTGAGTTTGTCAATGGTGGTGCAGTAACTGTCGGCGTCAACTTTAACCTTTTTGTCGGGTTGCGGCAGTTCGCGAATGTAAACCGACAGGCCGCATTCCATAGCCATTTTGGCGTTGGCAATGGTGCCTTTAATGCCTGTGCCGTCGTCGGTGTCCTTTTCCACTGCGTCGGCATCAGGAATAAAGCAAACGTTGTTTGTTATCGGTTGAATTAGTTTAAAGTGCTCTTTGGTGTATTTGCTTCCCAAACAAGCCACGGCGTTGTTGGCACCGATTGCCTCAAGGCGCAGAACATCGGGCGCGCCCTCCACTAAAAACATAAGGTCGGCCAGTTTGGCGGCTTTTTTGGCGAAGTTCAGGCCGAAAAGGGTTGCTTTTTTGCCGTAAATGGCACTGTTTGCGCTGTTCAGATATTTGGGCACGTCTGGCTCATCGCCAATGTAGCGGCACGTAAAGCCGATAATATTGCCCGTGTTGCTGTAAATTGGTATCGTTACGCGGTCGCGGTAATAGTCGTGCCGCCGTCCGTTGTCGGGGTTGACGTAAATAAGTTTCAGTTCCTCGAAAAACTTGCGGTTAAGGTTGTTTTCGATTGCCCAACTGTCGAGCGCGTGCCATTCGTCGGGCGCGTAGCCAATGCCGATACTTTTTGCGAAGTCAAGGCCCCAGCGTTTTTCGACGTAGGCTTTTGCGCGTTCGCTTTTCTCAAGTTGCGAGACAAAGAACCTTTGCGCCTGTTTGTTGGCATCGTATAGGGCAACGTAGTGCAGGCCTTCGGCGGTGTCTTCGGGGCGTTTTTCAGGAATTTTAATGTCGTATTTTTTTGCCAAATAAACCATTGCGTCCCAAAAGGCAAGGCCTTGCGTTTCCATTACAAAGTCGATTACGTTGCCGCCTTTGTGGCAGCCGTAACAGTGCCAGTGCTGGCGGTCAGGCTCCACGGCCAACGACGGTGTTTTTTCCTTGTGTATAGGGCAACAGCCAAAATAACGGCTGCCCTGTTTGCGCAGGCTTATTGTTTCCTCGACAATTTCGCGAATGTCGCAGCGGTCCAATATTTGCTCTTTTAGGTCCATAGCGATTATTTGGTGTTGGGTGTTGGCTGTTGGGTGTTGGGTAACAGTTTTGTCAGTTCGGCTTTTTCGGCCTTAAAACGTTCCATTTCGGCTTTGATTTCGGCAAACATTGCCTTGTTGAGTTCGGCAATTTGGCCTTGCAAAATGCGTTTGCGCTTTTCGTATTTGGCTTGTATTGTAAAAATTATGTCGCCGTGCGCCTTTTTAAGTTCGGCTTTGCGGTCGCGGTAGGCATCGAGCGCAAGGGTGTTGCCCTGCGCTTCGTCGAATGATTGTTTGTAATAGGCCATAGTAGTAGTGTGTTATTCGCCGAAAACGGATTTTTGTAATTCTTCTTTGGTAGCAAAACAGCGGTCGCCGCTGATAAAGTCAGAATTGCTATCGCAGTCCCAGTAGGCATAAAATTCGGCAGGCTCGTGCCAACTTGTAATATTGCCGTTTTCGTCGAACTCTTTGGGCTTGCTCAATACCTTAATGGCACTAACTTGTTCGCTCGTTGGTTGGTTGCACCACATAAACCAAAAGGTGTCGCCGATAGAAAATTTTGTTGTCATAACTTTTTGTTTTTTAATCGTTTATTTTTTGATAAAAACCGAAGGGGCGGCGGTGGTGGCTTTTGAAGCCGAAATTTTGAAAACAAATAGTCGTTGAACTTTACGCTGCCCAACCTTTTATTGAGCCTTCACCTTTGGTTTTTCTCGTTAATTCACTGTTAGGCTGGCAGACGGCCGAAGGCGCGCCAAATTTTTGAGAATGCCCCGCTGTTGCGGTGTCGGGTGCTATCATTTCAACCCTTTTTATTGAAACTTCACGGCCATTTGTCAGCATAAAAAAAGCGGTCGGCGCCCAGGCTTCCCAAGTTGCACCCGTGTTTGCAGCCGCGGGTGTCCCTAATTCGCTGTTGCACCTTTTATGCAACCTTCACCGCTTTTTGTCAATATCTTAAAGAACGTTTGTAAATGATTGATATTCAGGGGGGGGGTGTCCTACGAGCCCAGAACGTGCACCCTTTCGGGCGTATCTCAACAGCCATTTTCGGCCCACTCTCTTATCTTACTTCACCCTAAAAATCAATCTGTTTATCAAAAATGCCGTTCGGGGGTTCTATGGTTACCATTAAGTCCTCCTATCGCGCACCCTTCACGGCAATTTTTATAAGTTTGAAACTTCCACTGGTTCGGGTGCGGCGGCTGGCGCGGTTGTGCGGCGCGTCAGGGTGTTGACGGCTTCGCTGCCGCTGTCGTAGTCCCAGTCTATCCCGTAATTGGCAAAAACCTTTTTGCATTCCAGTACCTGGTTCATTCGCCACAAACGCTGCCCGCGAATGTAAAGGCTCCACGAAGTGCGGCTGCCGTGGTCAATTCCGAGCGCGTTTTCAAGGTCGCGGCGTGCGGCATCGTATTGCCCGACGGTCAACATTCCGACCGCATCGCTAAATGTTCCTTTTACTTTAATCATATTTTTCAATTTTTTACGTTTGTTTCAATTACTTTCGCAACTGAAATAATTACGAATGCAAGTATAAGTAAAAATAAGTTACGGTAAGCAATGATAAGTAACTTTTTTTATAAAAAATTTTTATATGATTGATTTAAAACAATTTAGAAAAGTAAACAAAATTAGCCGAAGCGAAATGGCGGCGTTTTTCGGTGTGAGTGAGCCGTTTATAAGCCAAATTGAGAACGGGCGCAGTAAGTTACCCGAAAGCAAGGCCGATTTACTTATTAATAATAATCGGGGTTGGGTGGTTGCTGAAGGTGCAATGGTTGCCGAACCGCAGGCACCTTACGGCTCATCGGCGCAAAACTGGCCGTCGATAGTTGCCGATTTGTCGGCCAAAATTGGTGAGCAAAACAGCCAAATTGATAGGCTGTTGTCGATTGTCGAACAGTTAACGTCGCAAAAAAAATGAAACATTTTGGCAAAGTTTTCAGTGAGTTGCTGTTTCGCAGCGGTGTAAGTCAGAAGGCCGTTGGTGAGCAACTGAATCTGTCGCACGTTACTATTACGCGAATGAAGGAAACGCCAACCGTTGACGCTGCCGTGTTGGAAAAAGTGTGCCGCGTTTTCCACGTTCCTGTTACCTACTTTTTCGACGCCGACGTGTTAGGCGAAGGCGAAAGCGGCGGCAAAACGCTGCACGTTGCAATGTTGGAACAGCAAAACGCAATGTTGCAAAGGTTGGTGGACGAAAAGGAACGGACGATACAGATATTGCTCAAAGCATAGGTGTTGGGTGTTGGGTGTTGGGGGTTGGTGGTTAGGCATTAGGCATTAGGCATTAGGCATTAGGTGTCGGGTGTTGGGTGTTGGGTGTTGGGTGTTGGTGTCGAAGCAATAGCGCAAAACGGCATCGTTGGCGCGGTCAACGCGGCTAAAGTCGGCACGAATGTAAATATCGGTAACGCTTCGGCGGCTGTGGCAAAGTGCCATTGCCACATCGTCAAGGCTAACGTTGCAGTCGTTTCGGGCAATGGTGGCCCAGGTGTGGCGTGCGGCGTAGAATTGCAGGTTATCAATACCACACAGCGCGCCAATGCGTTTCAATCCCTTATTCACAGCCTTGTTAAAGGTTTCGGCGTTGCTGTACGTGTGCCTGAAGGCAAAGCCTTTGCCCTTCGGGTCGGCATAGCGTCGGCAAAGGTCGGCGGCAAAGGGGTGCACGGCCACGGTCAACAGTGCGCGGTCGCGGCGTTTGCCCTTCGTCTTGCTGCGGTTGTAGGTTAGGGCGGTGTCGGTTAGTTCGGTAAGGCTGTAAAGGTCAACCGTATTAATGCCGCAAAACATAAACGATAACAGGAAAATATCGCGGCCGAAGTTGGCTATCGGGTCGGCTGCCTGGCAGTCGGCAATTTGGCGCAGTTGGTCAACGGTCAGGGCGCGTTTTTTGGTCGGTTCTGGTTCTGGTATTTTGTAGTGCTCGAAGGGGCTGCGCCTTATTCGCTCCGCGCCGTCGGCGTTAAATTCGTCGATAGCGGCGTTGTAAATTTTGCGCAGGCAACTTAAATACATCTGCACGCCACGACTGCCAACCTTTGAGCGCAAAAAAGCCTCGTAGCGTTGCAGAAACGGCACCGTAACGGCGGCAAACTGGCAGCGTGGGGCAAACTCATCTAATCGGGCAATGGCGGTGCGATAGTTGGCGGCGGTGTGTGCGCGGCGGTCGGCGGTCCAGCGGTCGGCCAGTTCGCGCCCGAAGTCGGCCACGGTGGGTAGCGGCTTTGCCTGCACGTTGACAATGCGCTGCACGTCGGCAATGGTGTTTATCTGAAGCACGTTGGCGTTGAGCGTGTCGCGCATCTGTTCGGCCACTTTGGCGGCAGCCATAAAAAGCCGATAGTCGGCAATGTTGTTAAGGTCTTTTGTTAGTTGCTTTCGAGTTGCCACAAGCGGCGTGTCGAAGTAGCGCGTCTGTTGCCGATAGGTTACGCGAATTTTCACAGGAAACAGCCCGTCGGCGCGTCGGTAGTGTTTATACACTATTGGTTTGATACTTAACATTTTGAGTTACGTTTATTTTTTGATTAAACAACAGCGAAGCGAAACAAGGCTTGCGCCGTGCTTCGTAAAACTTTCGCAAAAATTTTCTAAAGTGCTGTTTTTTAGGTGATTTGTTTTGCGTTTTGGTGCAACCCTCAATGTTGAAAACGAAAGTTTTTGCAACTGAAAAACGCTGTAAAAAGCCGTGCAAATAGGTGATTTTCACGGCTTTTATATTGAGCGGGTAACGGGGTTCGAACCCGCGGCCTTCAGCTTGGGAATCCGCCACGACGGCAAAACGCAAAATATTGAAACAAAGGAAAATATAAGAAAAAAAACGTTTTGCGGCGTAAATTGGCCGTAAAACGTTAAATAATAACAAATTGAGAAACAAGCCTTTAGCCTTGTTCATTCTGTTGCTTTTTAGGTGATTCGCGCCGCGAATATACACCTAAAGTTTGTAAAACTCGCCTTCGGCTATCTTTTCGAAGCCGCGGGCGTTTATTGTGTATTTTATTTGTTTGCAGGCAAACAATTGATTTTTAATTAAAAATTGTTGTTTCGCATCAAACATTTGGTCGGTTACAAAGGTAACAGCGTAGGTGTGTGCGGTTTCTATTGGTGTTGATTGTTCGTAAAATTGGCTATTTAAGTTTTTGATTTTGTTGTTGTTTTCGTCTTTGAGCGGCATTAATGACAGGTCGTAAGTTTGCGCCGCTACATTAATAGCGGTTTGGTCGCCGTCCCAATCGTCGGCGGGGGTTGTCGATGCAGTTTTGCGGAAAGCAGTTAAATATTTGTATTGGTAAGAACCGCCAGGAAACACCATTGAAGCCTGCGCAGGAAAACCCAGACAAAGCGTTTCGGTGTATTGCTTTTCAGGCAGCGTGCCGTTTTCGTCGAGAATATCTTGCACGGTTGTTTCGGTGTCTTCTATTGTCATCATTCCAATAGCCTGATTTGCATAATAATACAATTCCCAAACAACATCATTATTCCCGTTTTTAATGTGGTAACGTGTGTGTGTCAAGTATTCGCCGTAAACTGGCACAAATTTGAGCGTAAATTCTTCGTTGGTGTCGGCTGGCCAAATTTGGAAATGGTCAATTGGTTGCCCTGCAATTTTGTTGCTGCCATTAATATAAGGCGACGAAACTTTGTGCCCTTGCGGGTTGATTGCAAACACGTTTGGGTTCTCTGTTGGTGACGCAGGCAACTGGTCGGCGGTTACTATTGGCACGCTGTCAAATTCGTGTCCGAGAAAATCTTTGCCAAAATCTTCATAGCTAATATCGTAAACCTTTGCTTTGTCGTTGTTTATTTCGGCGGCCTCATTGTCCACATCTACGTTGTATTCATCAACAACTTTTTCGATTAATAGGTTTTCGGCATTGCTACTGCCGTAACAGTTTCGTCTCAAGTAAATTTCAACGGTGTTGTCGTTGTTGATTACAATAAAACAATCAAACAATACTTGCACTTGTTCGATAAAATCGACGACAGTTAGGTGTGGCAAAATTTCGGCAATATTCCACAACGACGTACTGTTAGCCACAAAAAGGTTATTATAAAGCACATTGTCGGCCAGTTCGTTAACGGTGATTGTCAGGCCAAGTGCTGTAAGAACCTTGTTGAGCATCAAAGAAAATTTTGGCTGCGGCACGGTCCTGGCAGGGTAAAGAATGCCGCTTTCGTCGATTTTAACAACGTCTGCCTTTGAAAGGTAAACGTTGCCGCCAACCACACGTATATTATTCATTTTCGTGTCGGTTTCGCGGTTCTTTATAGGTGTAAACAACACATTGCCATTGTTGTAGGCTTCCACGTCGGCAACTTTAAACATTTTCTTTGTGCCGTTTGGCACGGTGGTTGCCAGCGAATCAATCGGCGCAATGGTCGGCTGTTCGTCGGCTCCTAAAACAGTTCTTTGCAGTCCCCATTCGGCAGCGGTCCCCAAGTCGAGTTCGTCGATATAGGTTTTCTCGTAGCGTTGTTTCCAGTTGAGTTCTGAATTGCCCTGCAAAAGTTGCACCGAAATACTATCGTCTGTAATGCCAACCACAACGGCGGTGCCGTTGACTATTACCTTGTTATCAACAATAAGTTGTGCTGGCCAGCTGCGCGTCGAAAGCGATTTGTCGAAGCGGTTAAGGTGGCCGAATATCTTTGCGTTATTGCTAAACGGCAGCATCGGCAATTTAACGTCGTAAGTGTACGTCGAAGCCTTGCTAAAGTAAAGGTTTTCAGTTACCAACGTAATTTTGAAGTCGGTTGGCAGGTCGCAAAGGTGGCCGTCGATATATAGTTGTGTCATCGTGCATTATTGATTAATTGGTTATACTTCTTTTGCTGGCGGTCGATACCATTGCGGCCGTCAATACTGGCTATTGCTGTAATGCCTTCGTCGAGTTGGTCAGACAGGCGGCGCAAAACATCGGCATTGGCGGCAATTGCGGCTGCGTTGGCCTCAAGTGCTGCGGCATTGTCGGCGGCTTGCGGTGTTGCGCCTGCGGCTGGCGTTTGAGCGTTGACAGCCTTAACCACGTCGGGGCTGGTTCGGCTGTAAAGGCTTGCGGTTACATCGTCGGCGGTTAGGCTGCCCACGGTGTTGTTACGTTGTGCGCGGTCGATAAGGTTAAGCGCGGGGCGAATTTCGGCGTTGCCCGTGGCGAATCGGTTTGCAACAAATTCGTCAGAGTGCACAATGCCCTGCGGTTCGTCCCAACGGCCCGATGGTGTAAAACCGCCCGAAGCGTAGCCCGCAGCCTGCGCCTGTTGTTGCTTGCGAATGGTTGCTATTTGCATAGCGGTGGCGGCCACAGCGGCGGCGGCTGCTATCGGTGCCAGAATCAGTCCAGCAGGACCGCCCACAGCTAAACCGTCGTTGTAAGCGTTCACAGCGGCCTGCGCTCCAGTTGCGATAGCTTGCGCAATTTGTATTTTCATTGCCTTTTCGTTGGCTTTCGTCTTTTCGGCGGCAATTTTCTGGTCGCGTTCCTTTTCCAGTTTCTCAACCTTGCGGTGGTTGCGGCCTGCGGCGTCAATGCGTTTTTCGTATTCGGCTTCGATTTTGGCCGTTTCCAGGTCGGCGTTTGCCTGAATTAGGTTGCTCGACGCCGACAAAATGGTGTCGATATTGCCCCAGGCCTCCTGATATAGGTTGCTGATTTGGCCCAGCATATCGTTTGTGGCTTGCACCTTTGCGGCTTCGGCCTGTTCGTGCGTTAAAACGCCCTTCTTTTCAAGGTTTTCAATGGCTTCGAACCGCGCCTTGTAGGTGTCAATAATTGACAGATTGCCCGCCTGAATCTGTTTTGTTTCGGCGTCGAGCAATTTTTGCGCCAGGTCTGATTTTGCACGGGCGGCATCGGCAAAGGCCACGTCGCCAGCCTCCAGCATCGCATCAATTTGCGCCGCGCCTTCGGTATATTCTTGCAGGGCTATTTTGGTGGTATATTGGCTATTGAAAGCCTTAAGTCCTTCGTTGTAAGCCTTTGCAAGTTCCTGTTGGTGTTTGGCTTCGGCGTCTTCGATTTTCTTTTGCGTGGCAATATAATCGTCGGAAAATTCGACGTAAGCGTTGCGCACCTGAATAAGGTGTTGAATTTCGGCCTGAAAAACAGCCTCGTTGTATTCCTTTTCGCTCATTTCGCCTTTGGCATAGCGTAAAGCCAGAAGGTTGGTGAGTTGCTTATAATCGGCTTCGATTTCGGCAATTGCGCGAGCGCGTGTCTGTTTGTCCTGTTCGGCCAACTTTTGCGCCAGTTGGTTGTTGAGTTCGGCATATTCGAGGCTGTTTTCCTTATAAAGTGCCAAGCGGCGTTGCAGGGTGTCGATTTCGATTTGCAAAAGTTCCGATTGGTATTGCTCCGTTGTAACCTTTTGTTGAGCGTAACGCACTTGCAAGGCTGCCGTTGCGTCCTTTGCTTCGAGTTGCAAAAGTTCGTTGTCGAGTGCCACGTAGTCGGCTTTGAGTTTCAACTTTTTGCGCTCGTACTTTTGCCAGTCGGCTTCTGATACGGCAAACAGTGCCTGTTGGCGGTCAATCAACCATTTGTCAACGTCGAGTAAGTCTTTGCGGTATTGCGCATAGGTTGTGCGGCCTTCTTGCATAGCCTTTTCGATTTCGATTCGTGCTTTTTCGGCTTGCTGTTCAAGGGCTTGCAGTTGGTCGTTTCGGCTGCCGTTTGCGCCCTCGTCGGCATTGCCGCCCGTGCCGCCAGTAGGAACGCCAGCCTCGTCGGCGTGTTGGTTAACCCACTGAATAAGGTTGTCTTCTTGTGCCAACAGCGGCGCAAGTTCGGCGCGAAGTTCCTTTATGCGTTCTTCGGCAACCAACGCGGCCTTTTGCATCTGTTTTGCGCTGCCGTCCCATTGCAATTGTTGTTCGGCCAAAATTCGCGCCTCTGCGCTCAACCCTTCGTAAATTGAGCCTTTGCCAAAGATTTCGCCCGCCCAGTCGCCCATATTGTGGCCTTGTGCGAAAAACGCTTGCTGCGCGTCCTGGATTTCCTCAAGGCTTTGTTTGTACGATTCTACGATTTTCTCGTTGGCTTCGAGTTCGGTTTCAACGTCAAGTTTTGAGCGGCTGATTTCGGTAAGTTTTTCTTCCACAACCATTGCCCGCGCCTTGCGTTTCAGGGCATCGATATAAGCGTTAACGGCGGCGGTGTTTTCGTTGATTATCTCGCCTTCGCGTGTGATTGTTGCGTTGTATTGCGGAATAATCTTTTGCAGTTCCTTTATTGCCTCCGTGCGTTTCTTTTCGCTCAAATTTTTGTCGTGAATAGCCGATTGCAGGCGTTTTATTTTGGCGATTTCGTCGGCTGTCTGGTCGTTAACCTTCTTTTCGATTTCAAGATTCATTTCGGCCACGGCCTTTTGGTTCTTTTGCTCCTGCGTGAGTTCGCGGCTGCGTTTTATCCAGATTGCCAACCCTGCCACAATAGCGGCAATTGCGGCGGCAATAAGGCCTATTGGCGAAAGTTTAAGGGCGGTGCTAAAGGCTTTCCACGCAACGGTCGCCTTTTTAACGTTGCCCGTTAACAAGGCGGTGGCGGCTGCGAATAGCGATTTTACGGCGGTGGCGGCTTTTTCTGCTGCCGTGGCCGAAAATATCTGCTTAATGTAGGCGGCAACCGTTGTAATTGCCTTTGAGTTAAGGGCGTTTTGGATTGCTATTGCGGCATTGTAGGCCACAATGGCCGTAACCAACGGCACAATAACAACGGCGTAGTCTTTGAACGCTTTAACAAGGGCGGCAATAACTTTGAGCGCACCCGTTGCACCGTCCATAAAGGCGTTAATGGCGGGTTGCAGTGTTTGCAGAATCTTTTGCCCCAGTTCGGCCAGTTCGTTTTTGAGTTGTGCCGATTTGGCGGCGAAGGTGTCGCCCATTATTGCGGCTTGCTCGACAGCCGTTTGCGTGCCCGTTACGCCTTCGGTGTATTTTGCGAAAGCGTCGGTGCTATCAACCAAAATACTGGCCACGTTGTAGGCGTTTTTGCCGAACATCTGCACCATTTCGGCGGTGCTCAAGTTTTTGGCTTTCAGGTTTTCGAGTGCCTGTTGCATTCCTACTATTTTCGGGTTGGTGTCGTCTGCACCCTTCGAAAGTGTCAGGAAAAAGTTTTTAAGGCCCGTGCCAGCATCGCTGCCCTGTAAGCCGCGTTCGCCGATAGTCTCAATTGCGCCGACAAGTTCCTCAATCTTTAGCCCCGCTTGCGAAGCGGCAACGCCCGATTTTAACACGGCTTCGTTGATATTTTCAACGGCAACCGCGCCAACTTTTGAGCCTGCGGCCAAAACGTTAACGTAGCGGTCTGTCTCGTTGGCCGACGCGCCAAACTGATTCATTGAAGTTGTTACGGCGGTTACAGCCTGGTTAAGGTCAATGCCAGCGGCTTGCGACAGTCTGATTGCCTCAATTGTTACCTTGTTAAGGTCTTCTTTTACGGCCAACAATTCAGGTTTTGCCGAACCAACCAACTTGTAAGCCTCCATTATTTCGCTGGCCGATTGCGTAACGCGCAGGCCTGTTTCGTCCATTGTCTGGCTCATCTGTTCGGCTTGCTGTTGCAGCCAACCCACGCTTGCATCGTCCAAGCCTGTAAGGGCTTGCAGTCCTGCGCGGCTTGTGTCCTTTTGGTCGCGATATTCGCGCATTTTTGCCAGCGACGCGCCAAGCCCAGCCACGCCGACGCCAGCGGCCAGCGCAAGTCCCTTCATACGTCCGAAGGCATCGCCAAGCCGTTGCGAAAGCGGGGCGGCGGCCTTCTGTTCGTCGTTGATTTTTGCAAGTTCGGCTTTGACGCGCACTAATTGCTGGTTATACATCTGCCATTCTTTGCTGCCGCGTGCCACGTTGCCGCTGTTGAGTTCCTTATTGATTGCGGCCAGCGTTTTGCGCAGTTCCTTCGGTGTGGCCGTGCTTAAATTTTTCATTGCAGCGGCCAGGTTGTCGCTGTTTTTCTGAATATCGGCGATTTCCTTGTTGGTCTTCTTAAGTTCGGCGGTTAACGCTTTGGCGGTCTTCGTGTCGCCCGCGTCGTATGCCTTTTTGATAGATTCGGTAAGGTTGCCCGTCATTTTTTGAAGTTCCTCAAGTCGCGCTTTCGCGTTCTGACTATTAATGTTGAGCGTTACTTCTGTTGTGTTTCCGATTGCCATAATTGCGTGCAATTATTTGTTTATACACACCAAAATAATGGCGGTTGGCGGTGGCAAAAAAGACGGGCGGCTATTGCCAAAGGTCGGCGTTTTGGTTGAGAAAATCGGCGGTTGATTTGCCGCGGTAACTTGCGCCGCCAAAATGAAGGCACCAATCGGCAAGGCTGATTCGTCGGTAATTGGTTAGTCGGCGGTTGGTGATTTGTTCAAGGAACCACGCGCCCGTATCGTAGCGGCCATTGTAGCCAGGCACAAGGCGGCTCATCTTTTGGCCGTTAAAATAACTGATTCCAAGCCTTCGGCACAGCGGCCAGTTGATATAGCACAATATCGGCTGCACGCGCCAAATTTTTGGGTTGGTGTTAAGTTTGTAGGTAGTTGTTCCCTGAAACAACAACGCATCGTCATACAACGGGGCAATATCGCGTTTAAGCAAAATATCGCTATCCATTAGCACCACGGGGCGGTTGAGTTGGTTTAAAATCAATTCAATCGATAGGCAATGTTTCGCGCTGCCGTAATTGTTGACGGTTGGCCCGCGGTCAGGAAACGAAGCCACAAAGGCGGCAAAGTCGATAATTTGCCCGCTGGTGTTGTCGATATAGTCAAGGTTGGCGAAGTCGGCAAACGCCGTGAACGGTCGGGCGTCCGAGTTGTCGAGAAGGTGCACAATGCAGTCGGGCGTGTGCTTATTCAGGCTTGCAATGGCTGCGGCCGTGAGTTCGGGCGTGTTGTAGTTGACAATTAGAACGTGGCGCATTTAACTTTTCCAATAATCGTGGTTGGCAAATTGCTTAAAGCGGTGGTAAGCAAAAAGGCAAAGGGCGGCAACAATGCCCAACAGTAGCCAGCGAAGGCGAAGGCGCAGGCCGCCTGTGCGTGCGGTGGCGGCTGGTTCTTTGGTTGCTTCGGTGTGGCTGGCGTGGTGCACGGCTGCCGTGTCGCGCTCAACAGTGGCGGCGGTGTCCTTTGCCGTGTGTGTGGCAATGGTGGCGGCGGTGGTGTGGCTGGCGGTGGCTGTTGTGCGGTCGGTGGTTGTTGTGGTGGTTGCGGTTACGCGGCCCGCCGTGTCGTAAAGCACTGTTGTTGTTACAACGTGCTCCACGACGTTGGCCACGGTTGCGCCTGATTCGCTATGAGCAACCGAATCGGCAACCGTGTGGGCGGTCGTTGTTGTGGCCGTGTGCGTGGCTACGCTGTCGGCCGTTACGGTGGTAACGGTGCGCCCAGTGCGGCAACTGGTAACGGTTGCCGCTGTTACAACAAAAACAAATACTACTAATATGGCCTTGACTAAAGTCCGCATTGTTAAATGATTGTGAGCCAAACATCTTCTTTTTTTGCTTCGGCGGCGGCAATGGCGGCAACTATCAATTTCTCGTATTTTTCCGAGTTGGTAACGCGGCCCGTCGCTGTGTTTTCGCCAGGAATAAGGCAGCCGCTTGTGTGGTCGGCGGTGTTTCCTTTGTGTATTCTAATGCCTGTGTAGCCGGGCACGTTCAAAACTTCGGGCAATTTGCGTTTGAATTTCGGGCTTTCGCTCAAAACTACCTTATAACTGCCTGTTGGTATGGCCGTTTGGTCGGGCACCTTTATTTTGGCTATCTGTGCGGCTGCCATATTAGAATGCAAGCCGCGGTCGGTGTCTTCAATCGTATTGCAAAGGTAGGTGCCGTTCTGATACAGGCGGCCAATGGTGTAGGCTGGTTTGCGCCAGCGGCGTTCTAATACAAAGTGCAGCATATTGTTAGGTGTTAGGTGCGTGGTTGTAGTTTGGTTTTGATTGGCGAATGATTTGCAACGAAAGGCTTTGCAGTTGGTTGCGCAAGTCGCGGTTTTCGGTGCGCAGGGCAAAAACTTCTTTGTTGCATCGCTCAATTTCGGCCTGGTAAAGGTCGATTCGCTTTTTGTTGTCTTCGACAATATCAATATAAATCTGCAATGATTTTTGCAGGTTTTCAAGGTCGCTGCCCTTCACTTCGGCCAGATACTTGCGGCGCGTGAATAAGAAGGTTACAAGGCTTGTAATGGTGCTGGCACCAAGTGCGATAGCGGTTGTTATTAGTTCGTTCATTGTGTTTTGGTGTTAAGTGTTGGTTATTCCTCTGGCTCCGTATTCGCGTATTCGTCGGCCTGTGGTTCGGCTGGCACGTCGGCTTCGTCGATTTCGCGCCAATTTTCTGGGCTGTCGCCAGGGGCCAGTTTTGCTTCTGTGCCGTATGCCGTGCCGTCGGTAATATATTTGCCTTCGGCTGGCTTTAAGATTCGTGTTTGTTCGTTGTAGGTCATTGTTATATAGATATTAATTAGATATAAGGCGGGTCCAGTTTTTAGTCTGCAAAATTGCGTCGATGGCTGCTTGTTTTTGTGCTGTGTCGGTTGGGTCAGTGCCCATATTATTCCAGGCGGTTGTATTGAATATGATGGTGTGCGCACTGTTGCCAGTCAAGTTTGAAAGCCAGTTTGCCACGGCCAACATCGAAGCGTAAGTTAAATATTGCGAATAGTTCAGGCCGATAGATGCGTTGGTTGGGTCTGACGTCGGCAAAATCGCGCAGTCTGTCTCCGTCACCAAAATAGAATCAAGTGTTGTGTCTCCCATAAACATTTGCCGAGAATCGACCACATTTTCAAAGGTCGCTGCGGATAAATCAATACTGGCAAGCGCGGCACAGTATCTGAACATTCTATAACTATTGGTTAAAGCGTTGAAAGTGGCGGCTGATAAGTCAATAGAAGTTATTGCGGTGGCTTGAAACATTGAGGTCGCATTTTCCAAAACATCGAAAGTGGCGGCTGATAAATCAATACTGGCAAGCGCAGAACAGTTCATAAACATTCCGTTGCCTCTCAATAACGCGGCAAAAGTGGCATTTTGCAGATTGATTGATGATAACGACGTGCAGTTTTGAAAAATTGAAGTGGCATATAGCAGTGAGCCAAAAGTGGCGGCTGATAAATCAATACTGGCAAGCGCAGTACAGCCACTAAACATATCAAAAGCAGAAGATAACGCAGCAAAAGTTTGGTTTGAAAAATCCAAAGCGGTTAACGCTGTGCAGTTTTGAAACATACCAGTGTTTCGTGCAGATAAGCCCGTTGTAGTTAATGAGGCAAAGTTGAGTGCTACTCCAAATTCAACAGAAGCTAATGATGAGCAGTTTCGAAACATCGAAACGGCTGTGGTTAACCGTTCAAATGTGGCGTTTGACAATTTAATGTTTGTAAGGCTTGTCGCCGAATAAAACGCCGATTGCGCTTCGACTACTTGCGAAAATTCGTCGGCCTGGCTAAAGTCGCACGTTAACAGTGTTGCGCTTTGTTGTGCAAACTCCCGAAGTGAATATACATACTTGTTAACGTACTTTATTTCCCAATAGCCTACGTTGTTAACATCAACAGTTATATATTGAATTGGCGCGGGAGTGCTGGCACCCTTTGCAATAAAACGCAGTCTAAACGTTTCAGTGCCGCCAACGTTCGACGACGTGCCGCAAATTATGTAAGTAACAGGCGGGTCGTTTTCAAGCGACGTAACTCTGGCGTCAAGGTTGGCAAGGTAGGCGTCAACTGTTTGCGAAATATCAAATAACAATTTTGCGGTCGGGTATTGGTCGTCGGTGCTCTGTGCATCAACGGCGGCCACTTTGTTTGAAAGCAACTCGTAAACAGACAGCACGGTTGAAAGGTTTGTAATATCTGCGGCAACGTGCGTGTGCACAATGGCAGCGTAAATGCCGCTCAAAGCCTGTAACGAATCGTAAAGCAATTTTGCGGTCGGGTATTGCACGTCGGTTGACTGTGCGTTTATCGACGTCACCTTGTTAACTATCTTTTCGCACGCCGAAAGGTCGATTGCCTGCAAAGCCTGGTAAATGCCGTCTGAAGTAACGGGGTTTGGGCTGTCGGCGGTTGGCTCGGTGTCAAAGGTTAGTTCGTCTTGTTTGTCGTCGAGAAGCATTTGCAGGGCCGTTACAATGCCAACCAAAACACCGCCCACAAGGTCGGCCGTGTTGCTGGCGGGTGCGCGGTTGTTGCGCACGGTTATTGCCCTTTGCAGTAGTTCGTCAAAATATGCCATTTTGCCTTTGTTTTGTGTGAATATAGGGGTGTTAGGCGGTGGCAAAAAAGACGGGTAAACGGGGGTGTTAGGGGTTGGGTGTTGGGTGTTGGTGTTTTTTTTGAAAAATATTTTAGATTGTAAACTATTGATTTATAGTTACATATAAAAATAATGCGCTTTTTTTTGAAAAAAAAGTTACAAATTGTTTCACAATTTGTGAAACAATTATATATTTGCATCGTATTAATAAACAAACAAAACAAAAACTGAAGGGCCGACAGGATAACACGGGCGACAAAGATTATGTTTACAGTTAACGAAAGCCATTACACAGTAAAGGCAAACAACAGCAAAAGAACCCTCACTATTCGCGAGTTCATCAACGGCAAACTGGTTAGCAAGTATCGCAGTATAAGGCTCGACAAAGACGAGTTCCATTACTACTCAAATTTCGCAACACAACGCGACATTAGGCAGTTCCTTCACAGTTCAGATTATTACAGAATTAAGTAAAAAAGGGGGGCAAAGCCCCTTTTTTAGTGCATCGAAAAAAAATTTTTAAAAAAACAGAATTGTTGCACAATTTGTGAAACAATCATACGTTTACATCGTAAAAGAAAACAAAACAATAACAAAAACTGAAGGGCCGACAGGATAACACGGGCGACAAAAACAATGAAAACTCAAGCATCAGAAATCAAAATCAACAGCGTAACACGCGAGACTGAAAAGGCAATCTGCATTAATGTTCCTGTAAGTTGGGGCGAAGGAAATTGGAAGGTAATGGACGTTTGGTTTCCGAAATCAACCTGCGAAATTATAACAGTAAACGGTGAGCAACACGCATTAGTAGCCGACTGGATTATTGAAAAGACCGCCAAGCAAAACGCATTCAACGGTTATGTAATGAATTTCTGCTCTTGCTTCAATGGTCGTTATTCAGATTAACAAAAAATTATAAATCAATATAATGAAACGCTACCAAGTAACAATACACCTATCGACTGGCGACAATATCGACGCGAAGGTTACGGCACGGAACCAAGCCGACGCGCTGCGCCGCCTGCAAAGCACGCCGCAAGTGGCGCAGTTCATTGCCGAGCAACGGGCAACCATTGAAAGCGTGAAGGTTGAGCCGATACCAATTGAGCCTATCGACAACCAACGCTACGCTCTGACGAACGCCGTTAACAAGCCTGGCTGGCTGGTGCTGGCAGACCTCGACAACCGCTTTCGCATCGAGTTCAAACGCGGACGGTGGAACGATACGCAGCGGGTACTGCCGCTGTCGGGCGACAAACTGCCCGCCATTCCAGCCGACAAAATGGCAACCGCACTGCGCGAGGCTGCCGATTATATGATTGAAAATTTTGAAAATCTTATTTAAAATCAACCAATTATGAGTAGCAAAACAATAGGCGTTAGATTTCCTGACAATCTGATTGCAGAATTGAAGGCCGACGGCGGCAGGTTTAACACCGTTGTTATTGAAAGGCTGCAAAACAGCCTTGCCGACGAACGCGCTGCCGCGTTAGATATTAAGGGCATTTTCACAGATAACGAATGGGCGGCTATCTGTATGGCTTTCAACAATGTAACAATAGATAACAGCCTGTTATATAGCCGCGAATTGCTGATTAATCATATAACAGAATCGAAGGCAGCCGAAAAGGCGTGCGGCGATATTAGCGATTTATGCCTGAAAATAACCAAGTTAACGCGATTGCAAGTTGTTGCCGTATTGCGGCGAGTTATCAACTATTATCGCAACCCAAAGGCTCAAACAGTAGCCGAGTGGATAAATTATTAAATCTCAATTCCATACGGCCGTTTGGCGCGGCTTTTTCGGCTCGAATCTTCGATTGTGCGCACAATGCCAACAAAAGCGTCGCCGACAATGCGCTGTAAATCGGCCTTCAGTTTCATTTGCGACGAAAAAAACTTTTGATTGAACCACGGCTTTTTTTGTCGCGGTTTGCCCGAAGTGTAGCCGCCGCCCCAGGCGGGGCCAACCTTGCGCGGCACGTCCAGGTCGTGTTCGAATCGGTAGGCATCGTCGAGAAAAGGAATGTCGCCGCCGTGGCCTGCATACAGATAGCCCACGCCCGTATCTACATAAACGCCGTAGGTCAGAAACTTAAACGTCATTGCATCGCCGTTAACGTTGCCCGTGAGCGAAGCACCCAACGCGCCGCTGTCGTACACACCGAGCAATAGCAACTTTTCCTCCCAAATTTCAACCATTTTCGGGGTCCACGCCAATTGGTAGGCGCGTAAGTCTTCGGCAAAATTATTCGTCGGCATCGGTTACGGGTGTTTCGGGTTCGTCGGGTGTCGGCTCTGGTTCTGGCGTCGGTTCGGGGTCGGGTGTCGGCGGTACGGGTGCAGGTTCGGGGTCGCTCAAAAGGTCGTAAGGCTGCTCAAATTCGAACATAAAGTATAAGCCAGTAAAGTGTGCGGCCGTTTCAGGCGCAAATTCGCGAAACGTTACGCGGTCGGTGTTAAGGTAAACCATATTGTTGGCCAAAACGGGGTAATCTTTAACCATTTGGCGCAGAATAAGGCGAAAATACTTGCGGCAGCGTTTCATTTCGTCGAGCATTGCGGCCATATCCATATAAGGGTACTTTCGCATTATAAAGACGGTTGCCACGCGGCGCAAAAAGTAGCCGCCGTTCGATTGTTGCAACAGTGAGCCGTCGCCTGTGCTGTCGGTGGCAATAAAGTTGTCGTAGGCAACCTGCCCGCTTATAATGCCCTCAAGGCCCGCAAGGCCCGAAACTTCGGTAAGTTGAAAGTCGTAGTCGGGTTGCAGCGATAGCACGCTTTGCGCTATTTGTGCAATGTATTCTTTAATATCAAAAGTGCTCATATTCAGTTATTTTTTATAAAGTTTTTTCAATTCTTCGCTTTCGCGTGCCTTTGCGTTGAGTTCGGCAAAGCACCGCCAGCACTGCATTTGCAAAACTTGCGCCTCTTTGGTTACGTCGCCGCCTGTAAGGGCGCGAATCTGTGCGTCGTTGGCGTCCATAATGTTTTGTTGGGCGTTGCCGCCGTCGGCATCGGCAGCGGGTGCAGGCCTAAAATAGTGCGGAAAAGCCTTTGCAAGTTCCTGTTTCGCGCCAACGTACCACAAAAGAACGGTTGCGCCTTCGGCATCGGTGAGCGTGCGAAAATCGGCGTTGCTGCCGTCGGCCTTGCGATATAAAAAGTTAGCCATACGAACCAAATATTGCGGCTTTTCGGTGCGCAAATACATCTGGAAAAACGTCTCTGTGCGCAGATATTCAAAAAAGGTGAAGTTATCCTGCAAAAGGGCGTTAACGGCGGTGTAGTCGCGCAAGCGTTCGGGCCTTACGGCTTGCTGGCGGTCCAAAAATGCCAGTTGGTTAAGTCCAAGTGCCAATTCGCTGGTATTGAGCAAAATTTTGCGGCCCTTGTAGCGGCATTCGAATAAACCTCTGCCAATTTGTTGCGTAGGTTGTATTTGTAACAGCCGCAGTAAAAACAGCGATTTGGCACTTTCAGGCTCATATTTGGCCGACAAAAAGGCAAAGTAAAACAATTGCTTATCGGTCAATTGTTGCCAGCTTGTGGGCAGTTCCAAATTCAGGTTAGCTGAAAAAAAACGTCGGTTTATCCACGCTGTTTTCATACGGCGGCATATTGTTGGCAACATATTCTGAAGACGCTACATAAGAAGGAAAATCGGCGGCGTTGTCGGGGTCGTTGATAACTGACAAAATGCGCGGCAGGTATTCGTCGGCGGTTGTCAGGTCGTCGGCGCGGCCGATAACAAACAGTTCAATATATTCGATAACCTCCCGTTGTGCGGCCGTGGCGGTCCAAGTTGGCAGCCATTGGCGGGCGCAAAGGTCGCGCAGCGTAACAAGTTCGGCCATTGATATAAGCCGCGCAAGTTTCGTTTCAATCGAGCGGAACTTGTAGCGCAGCGTGTCGAACTTTTGCACGTCGATTGTTTCGCCGGCCAATGCCTTATATTGGCTCCAAAGCAATATAAAGCTGTCGGGTATGCCGATAGCGTTAACGTATTCGATAGTGGCAAACAGTTCGTCGAGCAAAAGGTATTTTGTTTCGATAGTGCGGCGCAGCGTGTTTGCCTTCAGGTTTTCGACGCGCTCCTTGCTGGCGGGCGCAAGGGTGTTGTTGCTGACAATGCCGAAGCCCGTAGGCGTTAAAATTAGGTCCATTTGCGGCAGTTCGTTGTAGAATGCCAGAAGGCAAATGTAGTCTTTAACCATTTGAGCGTTGGCAACGTCAATCTGTGCAACCGTGTAATTTATAGCCTTTTCAAGGCTTTTTTGTGCGGCGGCAAAAAGCGGCTGGCATCGGTTAAAAACGTCGTCAATCGCCGTAAAAGGTGTGGCGATTGCGGCGGCAAAGTCCTGTTTTGTTATTGAGAGTTCCATTTTATTGTGCGGTTACTTGCACGGCATCGCGGTGGGTGTCGAGCGTGGTTAAAGTTATCATTGGAATATCTATGTCAACGTTCCACTGGTTGAACGCGGCAACCGTTTCGAGCGGTTGTTTCATCAAGTCGTGGTAAGCAATTTCAAGCGATTGTTTCAACGTAAACAGTTCGCGTTTGTCGCTGCCGCTGTTGTTTTGCTGGCCTTTGCCTGGTGTTGCGCCAATTAAATTCGGGTGTATGTTGTCGGCGTAGCAAAGCATATTTGCGGCCTCCTGTATGTCTTCGGCCCAGTCGCCGCCTTCGGTTTTGGTGTCGATAACAGTAATTTTGATTTTTTGGCATTCGTTGCCGTTCGGGTCAACGTAAAAACCGCTGTAAAGTGTTTTGCCCGTGTTTTCGACGCCCGACAGGAACTTGTTAATGTTTTCTTTTTCCTTGTCGATACGTTCCTTCCTTTTGGCTTCGTCGGTTATGCGTTCCTTCTTAAAAATACTTTCCCAGTATTCGTCGTTAATCTGCACAAGGTAACGAATGCCGCTGTGGTTTTTGATTTTGGTTTTTTTGCCCAGGCCAACCAACTGTTTAATGTTGTACCAATAGCCACGGAAAACGGCCGCGTAGTAAGGTATCGGGTAATAGCGGTTGCCTGCGGTCGGAAACTTGCAGACAATGGCAAATTTGCGGTCTTTGGTGGCTTCGCGCTTTTTGCCGTCGGGGCCTATTTCCATACCAAGCCGTTGGCGAAGGTCGCCCAGCGGGTCGTATTCGTCGAGCAACGGCAGTGCTTCGTAGTTGTCTTTGTCGATTTTACCGCTGTTTTCGAAGTCGGCAAAGAAAACGCGGTTAATGCGTCCGTGTTTGTCGGCTTTTTCGAAACGGCAATAGCAGGCGTCTTTGTGGCGAATATTGACAATCTGATTGCCCGCCTTATTCAGAATCAAAACGGCAACGCAGAAGTAAAAATACTTCATATCGGTTGCCGTTTCCAAAAAGTAACGGGGTATTGAGTTGGCACGCGCAAAGGTCTTAACTTTTTCGTCGGTGGTTGGTTGGCCCGTGGCGGGGTCGTTAAAGCGAATGCCGCTGCCGTAACAGGTCAGAACGTTAAAGTGTTTGTTGGCGGCCATTACTTCGTCTTTGCCGATTAGGTCAATAAGTGCAAAAGGCAGTTTGTTGTCTTCGCCCCAGCAAACATATTCGCGTTTTTCGTTTTGATTGGCGGTCGGCAGGGTGCCCGTTGTAATGTGGCGTTCCTCATCGTAAAACGTTTCGCCTTCGGCGGCCACGTTAACAAAGGCAATGTCGTTGCCGTTGTCGGTAACGGCAAAAGTTATGCCATAATTTGGCGCAGGTTTGTTGTTTTTTCTCGTAGTAGTCATAAATAAACCTCCATATCGTTAATACGAAACAAACAAACGTCGCGGAATTCACGTATTTGGCGGCTGGTTTGCAACTTTATGCGCACTGTGCCTTTTTTGGCATCGCGGCCCAGAAACACAACGTTGCGATATTCCAAAATGTCGCCTGTTGTGGCTTTCCATACGCACAGTTCGCAAGGTTTGCCGTTGCGTAATAGTTCCAATGCCTGTGTAATATGTAAACGTTTGGTTGCCATTGTTTTATTCAAAAGTATAGTCAAAAGTGTCGTCAAAAATTCGGCCAGCCACTGTTTTGTCGAAAATATTGTGGTTGTTCTGGCTGTAACGGTATTCAAAATAGAAGTTCGGCAAAAAGTCGGCGTCGTTGCTGCGCAGGCTCTTTGCTTCGGTTATTGTAACCTCGCGACCGCGTGTTAGCACGCCTGTTTGCTGGTTGACAGTGAAAAGGTATATCGACGTGGACCTAAACAAGTCGTCGGCCCAGTTGCTCATTGCAACCGTCAAAACGCCAGTGTAGGCGGCAAAGTTCTTAACCTCCTCGACGCCAACGTTTCGGTATTTGTCTTCGACGGCGGCGGCGGTGTAGTTGTATCTCGGGTCGAGTTGTTGGGTGCCAACGCAATATATTGTTTCCTCGCACCCGAAGGAATTGCGAAACAGCAACGCGGGCGCGGTTGGCACGGCTGGCGTTACGGTAAATTTCATAACACGGCTGCCCGCGCCGATTGTGTAACTTGTTAGCGTTTTGCCTTGTGCCACAAAGTTTTTCGGTGATACTTCGAGCATCGCTATTGTGTCAACGTCCGAAAATGTCTGCGGGTAGTCCTGCGTTGTGCTGGTGCCGTCGCTGTAATAGGCGGTGCAGCGTGGCGTGGTTGGTATATCAACGTAGAAGTAAAGAACTTCTTTGCGGCCCAGGGCCGTAACCTTTTCTGCGCAGTGCGTCAAAAAATGCGTTGTGTAAAAATCGTAACTCGTTTCTTGAATAACCGCCGACGTGTAAATGGCTTTGAAAGTGGTTGGCGAAGCAACGGGGCTGCCTGCCGTGGTCCAAGATATTGAAACGTTGCTTACAAGGCTGGCAATAAGATACGGCGTAAGCAGCGCGGCAATATCGTAAAGCGTAATATTGCCGTCGGCATCGGGTACGTAACGCTCTGATAATACGGTTATTCCGTCGCAACTAATTTCAATGTCGCTGTAATCGTCCGACGACGAAAAAACAAGTTTTTGCAGTTTTGTTATGAAACTGCGGCTTTCAATTTCTGTTACAAGTGAAGTTGCCATATTTTCCGTTTTCTGATAGCAATTTACAAGGTATGTAATAAGGCAAAAAAGACGGGCGTAAAAAGTAGGCTAAATTGCTGATTTTAAACAATATATTTAATTTTGCGTTTTTCCGATAAATAGGGGTTAAATTGTTGAGTTATAGGCATATAATAGCACCGCCCCGAAAAAGCGGAAAAAGCGTTTAACGATTGTCCCCT